GAAACCAACTTCGCACTGATGCAACACCACAAATATAATTTAAGTGATATTGAAAACATGATGCCTTGGGAAAAAAGCATTTACGTTACCATGTTATTGAAATACATTGAAGAAGAGAATGAAAAATTAAACCAACAAAAGATAAACAGGAAATAAAGAAATGGCAAACTTTGCAGATTTAGTTAGAGCACAAAGAGAATCAGGAAAAGGAGTTATTGGTTCTCTGAGTGGCGCATATAATCAACAGAATATGCAAAAGTTTGATGTGAGAAACAAACTTATCAGTCGCTCTGGATTAGCCGCAGCATTATTTCCTGGTTTGAAAGGATATCAAGCACAACCAATTTCAAGCAAATCATCTGGAAGTATGGTCAGTCCCGCACTAAGCAATTCACCAACTGCACTAAGTTCTATTGCAAAAGATGCTAGAATAAGTGCCAGAAATTCTATGGCACTTCCTTCTATTGCTAGAAATATGGCAAGAATGGTTAAGTTGATGGGTGGCACACCATCAAAATATTTTGATAGTGCAGCAGAAAAAGAAACTGCTAAAGAAGCAAAATTTGGTAAAGGTGGTACTGGTAGTGCAATTTTAGGAAAAGGAACAGCAGGTAGCGGTGGCGGAATACTTAGTATGCTTGGTGGTGCTTTAGGTAGTATTGGTAGTGTTGCTGGTTCCATTTTGGGTGGAATAGGCAGTTTGATGGGTAGTGCCGCTAGTGGTATCTTTCGTATTATTGGTAGTGCTTTGCCTAGCGGTTTAGGTCTTATTGGTTTAATAGCAGCAAGTGCAATAGGATTTATACTTTATCAAATTTCAAAAAATTTAGATTTTTCTAAATTAAAAGACACGTTAGGTTTAGGAAATGCATTTTCAGGTTTAGGTAATGCTGTAGATGGTTTGGTTAAAGAGGTTGATAATTTGTCTGGAGGCAAATTAAGTACCTTCTTAAAAGATATTAAAGACACTTTTGCCACAGTTGCAATGAGCACTACTGCCGTGTTAATGACTGGTATGCAAATGATGACTAATATATTTTCAGCAACCTTTAAAGATATAGTGGGTTATGTTCAAAATCTAAAAGATGACATACGACTAATGATTACTGGCCAATCTCCAGAAACAAAATATGGACCTGGTGGTCTTAATATGAGTGAGCAGACTCTAACCAGTGGTACCACAATAGAAGAACTAGAAGCAAAAAGAGAAGATTTAGTAAAAGTAAGAGGTAAATATTCTTTTTTTCAAAAATATATTGACAAAGATAAAAAATTCAAAACTGATAAAGATTCTCAAGAAGCGAGTGTAAAGTTCCTTAGGCTTTTAGATAAAATAGATGAGAATATTGGATCGTTACAAAAACAACCAGGAATACAAAATGAAAGAACTGGCAATCTACAAAAGGCAATAGAGCAAAATCCATCCGATATTTACAATGAAAAGATGAATGAGTTGATGTATAAATCGACCTCACAGTCATTTCCATTATCATCAAAAACACCAACAAAAGTTGGAAAAGGTTCGAATATATCACATAATGATGCTATGAACTATCTGATGTCTAAGGGAAGTTATACAAAAGAGCAAGCAGCAGGTATTGTTGCAAATCTTCAAGCGGAATCAGGAATGAATAGTAATGTAGTTGCACCAGGAGAAGGTTCTTATGGTTTAGCACAATGGAATCCCAGTTCTGGAAGATTGGATCAATTGAAAAAATATGCGGCAAGTAAAGGTAAATCGGAATCTGATCCATACGTACAACTTGATTATTTGATGGAAGAGTTAAAAAATACTCCTGGATTTGGAGATAAAGAACTTAGAGCATCTTCTTCCGCAGCAGATGCGGCAATGATATTCCAAACATCTTTTGAGAGGCCTAAAAAAATTGATCCTGGCAGAGCAGTTATTGCAAGTAATTTATTTGGTGCAAGTGGAAATCAAGTAGCAAGTGCTGAAAATAAACCAACATCTTCTTCAACTACTGCTCCAGGTGCTGCTCCAGGAACTTCATCTGGCGGTTCTTCACTTATCACAGGTCTAGCAGAACCGCTTCAGCAATTGGATAAATTTCTTGGCGGTAAGTTAGGATTAGATTCAATCAATGTTGCAGATTTGCTTCGTGATTTAAGTAATGAATCAAAAGAGAATCCTATGTTCATTGATAACTCAAACAAGAATATCAATAATGGTGGAGTGCAAGAAACAAGCATTGCGGCAAACCCATGGGATCCATCAATACTTGCTGCAATTTTAAATACTAAAGTATGATAAAAAAAATGCCACCCGAGGGTGGCATTCGCAGAGTTTAATCTTCTGCTAGAGACTTGAAATAGTCTAGTTCATCATCTAAATCTGGCGACATTGTTGTCATAGCAGGTGTGATATCTTCTGCCTTAGTCTTTATTGGTGCAACACCATCAAGACCTAAAACTTTATCCAACTTTGCTTTCAGTGTGTCATAAGACTTGAACTGTTTTGGATCGAGAAACTCTTTGAGTGAGTATTCTTTCTTCCATAGTGCTTCAAGTTTATCATCATCACCATCAAGAACTGGTGTAATAGAATCAAACTCAGACTTGTCATAGTTGCGATAACCTTCAACTTGACGAATCTTGATTTTGAAGTTAGCACCTTCCCAGAAGTCGAAAGGGTTCAACGGTGTCTCATCGGCAAATTCTGGATTCATTGCTTCAGAGATTTTGTCAAAGATTTTCTTACCGAACTTGTACAGTTTGATTTGACCTTCATTCTCTGGATTTTTGGGGTCAGAGACAACAAGAATGTTTGAGATGTACGTCAAACGGCGCTTTTGCTTACGTGCGATTTCTTTATTTGCTTCAATGCCTGAGTTCCACAGAATAGAGTTGTATTCTGATACTGGATCTTTTTGATTAAGTGTAGTCAAAGAGTTTTCAATGTACCAACCACCTGGACCTTGAAACCCATGATTGAATACACGAACCCATGGAAGAGCATCATCACCATCTGCTGCTGGTGCTGGCAGAAAACGAATGATTGCCATACCGTTACCTGCTTTGTCTACTTCGGGTTGCCAGAAACGGGTGTCATCTTTTGAACCTGCTTCTGCATTTGTTGATGGTGCTTCCATTGCCTTCTTGAGTGAGTCAAAGGTGTTACGGTTGCGTTTGAGTGCTGAAAAGTCAGACATATATTACCTCGTATGGTTAGTTGTTTATCGTATGTGCATCTTGTTCACTTGATTCATTATATACTTTTATATATGTATCGTCAAGAACTGATTGAACAATTTTTATCGTTTTTGCCGTGTCAGTGTGAAGTATTCCAATTCCACCTGCTGCATTAAAATCATCAATAACATCTGGTGTGTCATCGATAAGAATGATGCCAGGTTTCGCATAGTCTGCCTTCAATGCACGACCAGGTACGATATTGACAGAAAAATCGATATTATATTTTTTCAGCCAAACCTTTTTTTGATTCGATACTGCTTCATGATGATCTCTACCACCAGATGATGATAGAATCTCAATTGGTATATCTAAGGTCAGAACATACTGCAACAGTTCTTTACCACCAGGAAACCAATCAAGAATTTCAAAATTGTTGCCGCTTACAAATTCGTCCCACTTATAATCACGTTTCTCCGCTCGTTCACGATTAGCATGGGGTTCGACCTTCCACAATTTTTTATATTGTTTGTTGAAGTCGGACAAAACACCATCCATATCAAGATAAAGTTTCTGTATTTTCATGTAGTTGCTTCTTCAGGATAAGTTTATATTTTGTTGGATCAAATTGTATAAACGGTGTATACTTCTTTATCTTCAAACTTACCGATGGATAGTGAATCGTATCGGTAATCTTCTTGTCCCACATTGGTAAGAATTTCATTATTGAATTCAGTATGCATACGGTCTCAATTGATACTTCACCATATAGTAACATACGCAACAGTAAAGGATACTCACCATCTGGGACCATTAACCAATCATTTGGATTCTCCTGACTCATCAATGGTACAATCTCATTTGTGAACGTATATGATAGCGATTGAAGAACTTTCTGCCGAGCACGATAATGAATATCGGAATCGTCTCTTAGTAAATTTCCAATCCAAACATCACGATCATGCAAAAAATTAGCAACAAGAAAATCTCTAGCCTGTTCATCATTAGTGAATCTCCGACTCAGTTTGTAATAAAACCATTTA